AACACATTTTTACCAGTAGCCTGAAAAAGCTGGAGGTAGTGCCAAACCTTGAAGGCAATGGATTCGTAGCCCTAGGACTGTCAACCAGCAAGATGACAAAGAAAGAGCTTTCGGATTTGCTGGAGTTGATTTATGCTTTTGGCAGCGAAAGAAACGTAATTTTTAGAGAATAACCAATGACCTACGAAGACCTACCCTCTCAAGCATTCAGCGATCCAAGAAACATCACTATTGGAACTGCTAGGATCATTTGGGCATCTAAATGCGGCAGACTGGATGAAGGATGGGTAATTCCAGGTGGCTGGAGGACTCAGAACAGATTTACGGCGAATGCTGCGGCGCAGAAGATCGCACAGCTAACACTAAACACACGAAACCACTAAATAACCGGGCAGGCCCATAGTTGTCCTCCCATAGTCTCATTCCTAGACTAGACAATTCTCTCAAGTGCAACCACCAGTAGCCCAAGTGTTTAGCCGGTGCAAGCATCAAAAGCGGTGGGCCTTAATCATCAGCCGCAATTGTGAGAATGGAAATGATTTGCAAAATATGGTAAATTACGCTAATTCCCACTAAGGTGGGCTTTTTCATTTAGCGACCTGACGTTATTCAGGGTTGCCGAAAGGCTTGTTATGAAGTCCGCATACACACAGGAGATTGCAGAGTCAATCTGTGAGCAACTTGCACAAGGCAAGAGTCTTAATGCTATATGCAAGCAAGATGGAATGCCAGACGAATCAACCGTAAGAGCTTGGGCTAAAGATAATAAAGATGGCTTTTCCCCGAAATACACGCGAGCGCGTGAAATAGGATATGAGCGCCTTGCCGATGAGATTCTAGAAATCTCTGACGAAGAGGTGACTATGGTTAAGCGCTCCAAGCATCAGAGCGGAGCTTCCCCAGATGAAGACACGCCAGAAAACGAAATAGAGGTTGTTTTTGACCCTACAGCCGTGGCTCGAAATCGTTTGCGGGTAGATACGCGTAAGTGGATGTTGTCAAAGATGCTGCCAAAGGTGTATGGAGACAAACTTGAGCTTGCAAGCGACCCAAAAAGCCCGCTGATGACTGGGTTGACCGTCACATTTGTAAAACCCGATGGCACGCCTTCCTGATTGGGCTAAACGACTTTGGGAGCCGTCTAGATACAAGGTAATGCGCGGTGGCCGGGGCAGCGCAAAGAGCAGGTCTGCTGCTGCTGCATTGCTACTACAGGCGGCGGCAGAGCCACATCGCGTTCTGTGTGCGCGAGAGATTCAGAAGTCAATCAAGGACTCTGTAAAGCGTTTGCTTGATGATGAAATAGCCAGACTTGGGCTAGGTGACTTTTACGAGTCAGTGGAAAATGAAATACGCGGCAAGAACGGATCATTATTCATCTTTGCTGGCTTGCGTGGTAACTCTGCCTCCATTAAGTCAATGGAGGGAATAACGCGCTGTTGGGTTGAAGAGGCTCAGACAATTAGCCATTCTTCGTTGCAAGATTTGATCCCAACAATTCGCGCCAACGACGCAGAAATCTGGTTTACTTATAACCCAAGATTTGATACTGACCCAATTGATGTGATGTTTAAGGCGGATGAACTTCCGCCAAGCACAATCCTGTTGCACGTAAACTGGCAACAGAATCCATGGTTTCCAGAGGTTTTGCGTCAAGAAATGGAATACGACAAGCGCCGCGACATGGATAAATATCTCCATGTCTGGGAGGGTCAATACCAGACGAAAAGCGAAGCCAGAGTATTCAAAAACTGGATTATTGAGGAATTTGAACGACCAGCGGGAACGGTTCACCGTCTTGGGGCTGATTGGGGGTTTTCTGTCGATCCATCGGTATTAGTCCGGTGTGATATTGAGGGCAACAGGCTATATGTAGACTATGAGGCTTGGCAGGTTGGGTGTGAGATTGTCAATCTTCCAGAGTTATTTATGGCTGTGCCAGAGTCCGAGAAATGGCCTATTACCGCAGATACTGCAAGGCCCGAAACTATTAGCCATATGCAGCGAAATGGGTTCCCGAAAATAAGAGCTGCCATAAAAGGTGCTAAAAGTCTTGAAGAAGGGGTAGAATTCCTGAAGTCGTTTGATATTGTGGTTCATCCACGATGCAAACACCTTATTAATGAATTAACCTTATACTCGTATAAGACTGATCCATTAACAGGTCAGGTTTTACCAGTACTTGCAGACAAGGATAACCACGTTATCGATGCATTGCGGTATGCCCTTGAGGGCGCTAGGCGGGCAATGCTGACAAAACGCAAACCAGTTATTGAGAAGCCACGAAATGCAATCAATCACCGACAAGGATGGATGTCCTAATGTCTGATAAAGACACAGTTTCAGAAGCAAAAAAGCGCTTTTCTCGTGCTAGAGACTTTTACAGCGATTCACGCAAACTGGCTGTGGAAGATACTCGCTTTGTCATGGGTGATAGCGATAACGGTTGGCAATGGCCCGATACCATCCGAAAAGACCGCCAAACCGATAAAAGAGTATGTTTGACCGTTAATACCACGGCCCAGCACTGCAACCAGATTATCAACAACATCCGGCAGAATAGGCCTGCTGCCAAGGTTTCGCCTGCTGACAGTGGAGTGGACAAGGAAACGGCCAATATTCTTGGCGGGTTGATCCGCAATATTCAGGTTGCTTCTGGAGCTGACGAAGCCCACGATACTGGAGCCGAACACGCGGTTTACGGTGGTGAAGGATATTGGCGAATCGTCACTGAGTATGAGAACGAGGTATCTTTCGACCAAGTAATCCGCATCAAGTCTTGCCCAAATCCCAACCAAGTTTATATTGACCCAGATTGCAAACAGGCAGACAAGTCTGATGCAGAGTGGGGATTTATCTTTGACGATGTGGTCAAGGAAACGATTAAACGACAGTATCCAAAGATCAACCCTCAGTCTTGGGGTGATGTGGATAACGAGTGGATCAAAGAGGATTGTGTGCAGGTTGCGGAGTATTTCTACTGCACATACAAGGACGACACTGCGGTAATGCTGGAGGACGGCCTGACTATCCTAAAGTCTGAAATGGGGCCGATGGATGTTATTGCGCTAAACCCAAAGGATGGGAAGCCGCTGGAGCGACCAACCCGCATTAAACAATGGCACTGGTGCAAGCTGATTGGCGGGCATGATGAACCCGTAGATGAACGAATTTGGCTAGGGAAGTATCTCCCTATTATTTGCGTGACCGGCAAAGAAGTAAACGTAGACGGTGAGATTGTCCGCAAGGGAATTGTGCGTGACCTGAAAGACCCGGCCCGCATGGTCAACTTTGCGTATAGCGAGACAGTCCAGACTCTTGCTCTGCAGAACAAAGTGCCATACATGGCCGCTGCTGAGGCCCTAGAGGGTCATGAGGAAATTTGGCAGGCCGCTAACCTAGAAACCCGCGCATACCTACCATTTAACGCCATGGATGCGGAGGGTAACGCCCTTCCCGTTCCGCAGCGTCAAGCCCCTGCAATCATGCCAGCGGCCCAGGTTCAACTGCTCCAACTGTCAACAGAGCAAATGCGAGCTGCATCTGGGCAACAGAATGCAAACTTCGGCATTCGGTCAGAGGCTGCTAGTGGAGTTGGTATCCAGCGCCTCAAGGTTCAGGGTGAAACGGCTACATTCCATTTCCCAGATAACTTGGCCCGTGCCCTGAGATACGAGGCCAAGGTATTGATTGACCTGATTCAGAAATACTACGACACACGCCGGGTCGTTCGTATTCTCGGGCTGGATGGCAAGGAAGAAAGCGCCATCCTCGATCCTGAAATGGATCAACCTTACGCCGAAATGCCAGAAGGCGAAGAGATTAAACGTATCTTTAACCCATTGGTTGGGGAGTATGACGTTGTAATTGATACAGGCCCAAGCTACCACACCCAGCGTCAAGAAGGTGCAGCAAACTTGAATGAACTGGCTGCGCGTAACCCAAATCTGATGACTGTTGCCGGCGACCTGATCATGCAGGCCCAAGACTTCCCGATGGCAGACAAATTGGCAGAACGTTTGGCTAAGACACTGCCACCAGAGCTGCAAGACGACAAACAAGAGCAAGTGCCGCCTCAGATTCAGGCTCAAATGGCTCAAATGGGCAAGCAGATTCAGATTCTTTCTGACGCCTTGGAAGAAGCATCAAACCATGCTGACAAGCTGGAAAGCGACGAAGAATCGAAGAAGAATGAGCTTTATATCAAGGCCTATGACGCTGAAACCAACCGTTTGAAGGTGGTTAGTACGGCAATGACGCCAGAACAAGTCCAAGCCTTGGTAATGCAGACCGTCATGGGAATTCTGCAAACACCTCCGCCTGCAGAAGAAATGTACATAGACGCCACCCAACCGGAAGCGCAAGAAATTCCACAAGAGCCCGCCATGGGCGAACAGCCGCAAATTATTGAAGGAGCTTTAAATGCCTGATTTTGAGTTTTCTCTGTCTGCCCGCAGTGGCGGGCAATCGCAATCCGTTTCTATGTCCACGACTAGCGCGCAATCAACGGTAATCAATGCGGAGTGGGCTGTTGTAACACCTGATGTTGCATGCTTTTTTCGCAGAGGAGCTAGTCCAACAGCCTTGAGCAACGGCACCGACCAATATCTAGCCGCTGGGTCTGCTTATCGTGTTAACGGAATCCGAGAAGGCGACAAACTGGCATTCATTGTGGCGTCTGGAACGGGCACTGTTTACATTACTCCGGGTGCCTAAATGCTGCGATTAAATTCGCTTTCTATAGCTATAGCGTCAAGTCTTGGCGGTAAAACCTTCGGAGTAACCCTGTCCAGCGTTACTGGCGGATTGCCTGCAAGCGGCACGGGGATCGTAACGATCAATATGGTGCCCGCGCCTGACATCATTGTTCCGGTCATCAATGCTAGCCGAACCACTGGCGTTGCACCGCTGGCGATCACCTTTGACGCACTGGCGACCACAGCGCCATTGCTGACTGCACTCCCGTTCTCTGAAATTCACTACGAATGGCGCTTCGGCGATGACCGGGGGACTTTCTGGAGCTACGGCGCAAACGCTGGCGGCAACAACAAGAATATAGCCTTCGGTCCAGTGGCTGCGCACGTCTTCGAGACATCAGGTACGTTCACCGTCGAGCTGATTGCTTCCCAGATCAACAACGCGGGACAACTGATCCAGACCACGACCACACTGCCCAACATCGTCGTCACCAATGCTGACACGGTATTTGCTGATGCCGCCACAATTTGCATTAGCCAAAACAGCCTGCCTGTTCAGGGAGTAAATGGAGTACCTGCTACCGCTGCTGTTCAACAAGTTGCTGACTGGTCAACCGTAGCAACGCTAGCCCAGACCTACAAGCGCATTCTGCTCAAGCGTGGCGACACTTGGTCGGTAACCACTGGCGTGGCCTTGGATCAAGTATCTCGCACGGGCGAGGGCATCATTGGCGCTTACGGCACTGGTGCAAAGCCGATTCTTGAGCTGAACTACGACGGAACGATCATCACCACCGATGCGGATGTTTCAGACTGGCGGTTTATGGACCTCTCCATGACTGCCAACGGTACAGGCCCACGACCTAACAGCCGGTCCGTGTACCTGGTTGGCTCCACTGATTTGTTGGTACTGCGCTGCGATACGACCGGTGCGCTTTATGACGCACACGTAGCGGACGCTGATGGGGTTTATATTGTTGATTCGATTCTCGGCCCTGTGGAGCCTTACGCAGGTAGTGCTGTTGGGTATTGTCTGTACGAGTCGAAAACAACTCGGATGCACATGATGGGAACCCGTGCGTATGGGAATACTACGCATGGAGTTCGGCTGCAGGGGGCAACCCTTAGTAGCTTCGATTGCAATACGGTTAACGACTCGGCGGCTGGTACACCTGGAAACGTGTTCACTCTGCGAGGCTGGAGCCCATACACCGGGACGGAGTGGACTGAAAACGTTGTCATTACCCGGAACGTGTTTACAGGGAACGCAAACAATTTGGCTGTGTTTGGTTGCCATCCTCAGTTCAACACAAGCGAGGAACGAATTCGCAGGGTGATTGCAGACGGGAACTTTGTCTCTGGCGTCACCAGCTTGGGCTTTTTCTCCGTGGCCACAGAGTTCACTGTACGCAATAACTTGTTTGTCACCAGCAACAACACCAACGTGGAAATGCGTGGAGAAAGCAGTGTTGGTTCGCCCTTCCCGACTCAGAGTTTCTTCTACAACAACACGCTGTATAGCACTGCGTCCGGAAGTTCGCACACTGCTTTCTTGCTTACCGGCACCATCAGTGGCATGGTTCTGACAAACAACATCGCTTATGCGCCCAACGCCACTACTACTTTCCTGACGGATGGCACTGGCGCGGAGGTAACTACTGCAAACAACTCCAGCGATTCGCAGATAAAGAATGATCGCCCGTGGGCTGCTGTCACGCCTGTGGACGCGGTGGACTACACGCCAAGTGGCTCCTACGCCGTGGATGGAGGAACTTGGGTGCCTGTCTACAAAAACTATTTCGGGACGACCAACAGCGCCCCGCGTGAGATTGGAGCCATCTAATGCCTACCTTAGTTTACCGAGATACGGGTGTCATTACGCACCAGATGCGTCAAGAATCTCCCACGTCTGTCACTGGAACGGGCACAGAGTGGAATATGGAGGCGGCGGTTGGTTCACATGTGCGCGGGTTCGCGCTGTTCCCTATGGTCCCGCCCGGTGGAGTCGTCACTGTCACTAGCGCCACTCTGACACTGTTCAACGTAACAGCGCGGGCAACAACACGCACGGTTCAACTGCGCAAGTTTTTATCGGCCTGGACTACAACGCACGCGTGCTGGAATAACCGGGCATCTGGTGTGCCTTGGAACGTTGCAGGCGCACTGACTGGAACAGACGTTGATGCAACTGTGCTTGCGACTGGAACAGTCCCAACCACTGCAAACACAGCTTTTGACCTGACGGGTGCAGGCTTCAATACCTACTGCCAAGACATACTGAACGGTGGCACCGATTATGGTTTTATTCAGAACCTGATCGATGATTTGACCGTCGATGAGTCGGGGGTTAGACGGTTGGCCGGACCAACAGCAGCAACAGCAGCACAGCGCCCAACGCTGACCATTGAGTACACCGTAGGCACCCCACCAAACTGGACGATCACCAGCCCAGCAGTAATGAACTGGAACGCATCTTTGTGGTACATCAGCGACTGAGCATAGCTAGTCGAGGCTGCACCAATGAAGGTTAGCGTTTTGCTGTTGAAGTCGGTAGTCGCCAAATCAGCACCAGTAGACGAACTTACGTTCTTCTTGGCACCAGTCAGGTACGTGGCTGGAGACACAGTGCAAACGCCAGAAGCGTTAGAAATCACCGTGAACTGTTGCAAGTTGCTGTAAGCAGCCTTGGTCTCAGGGTGGCAAGCATACACACCGGCAACGGTAAACACCGAACCAACAGCGGCGTTGGTGATTGTGTCGGCCATGTCAATAGTGGTTCCGCCATCGGTCACTTGCGCGGCTGCGTCAGTGGTTCCGGTAACGTCATTGCTATTGGTCAGAGTCCAAACACGTTCGTTTTCGTAGTAGTCTGCCATTGCTGTGCGGGCTACCATGCCTTCACGGTACTGTTTGGAAATATCACCGTTAGGGGCGAAATAAGCAGCAGTTCCGTTCACCAAACCAGCCATGGTCACGCTATCCATCTGGATAAAGCGGTTCATGTCTTTTGGTGCCAAGCCTTGGTTCAGCTTTGCGCGGGCCTTGCCTGGAACATCCAAAGATGTAATGGCAGTACCAGCAGAGCCAGCAACGTTATAGGTGCGCTTCGTAGCGTAGGCCAAGAAATCAGCCTCAATACCAGACACCATGACAGCCACAGCGGGTTCAATGTAGCGCTTGGAGAAAGCGGCTACTTCGTTCAC